ACCAGATATGGTTACAATATCAAGGTTTTTGAAATTATGTGGATTATCTGCATATAAAATATACTCACCCTTAGATTCGCCAGGATAAATCTCCAATCCTTCTATTGAACTAGTAGCGACACTTACGCTGGTAACGGATCTACCTTGAAGTCTTGAAACTTTTGCAAAAACACCATCGCCACCAGTTCCGGTATTATTAAACACCAGATTTTCATTCATTCGATACTCAGTACCACCAGTGACAATTCCAACAGAGGAAATGGTTCCTCTAGAAGAGGCGGTTATCTCAGATGTTTGAGATAGTTTATTTGGAATGTAGATATATGGATATTCGGAATCGTCCTCAATCAAGTTATATGGATGAGTGTTTCTTCTGTATTCATTTTGTAAACTTTCAAAAGAATCCGCAGATGAACTTAAAGAGAAATTAAAATCATCTGGAATAGAGTGATAATTGTCTCCAATAATATATGGGAATTTTGGAGCTTTATAGTTTTTGAATATTCCTGAGGTAGATACATCTTTTTCATCAACGGTCATGAAATATGCATAAGTTCCCTCTGGATAATCTGGAGTTATGCAGAATCTACCGTTGTTTTCATCAAGAACACTTTCGTCAACTGAATTAGTATGACTATAATCTTCTACAAAAAATCCTTCAGGGAAAATTGATACTGGGGGTCTATTTGCTTTAAGATCTAAGGTGTACCCAGACTTCATCTGAGTTACAACTCCACCACTCTTAGTCCTATATGCATATGGGCCATAAATTGGATTTCCATCATATGCAAAGCCTAAAATGGGTGAGTGTTTTGTTGATGGAACTTCAGTGCCATTTTGTCGTTTTAGATCAGACTCACCAAACGCAGTTGCACCAGATTGAGTGATTGAAAATGCATTTTCTCTAAGTTTTCTTGGAGCATAGAGATGGACATATTGTAAGTTTTCTTGATTGTCCGAATCGATTACCGATCCATCGTCTCCAGCAAAGTATGGAAGATTTTTTTCAAACAGATTAACTCTCCAATTTTGAATATTTGCTCTAAACTTAGGTACATCAAGAACAGATCCAGCATTTATGACATCAATCGTAGTCGAGGCCTGATCGTATCCACCACCTGGTTCCACGATAGTCACCGATGTTATAGATCCATTTTCAATAACAGGAACTAAAACAGCACCTACACCGTCTCCATTAATATCCAAGTCTGGAACTGAAATGTATCTAGAACCAGAGTTTTGAACAATAACATTTACGATCCTACCATTATTAATAATTGGAGTTAATTGAGCATTAATACCAGATTCAATAGTAACCTGAGGTTGGAAATCTAAATTGATAATTTCAGATGATCCGTATCCAACTCCACCATTTTCCAAATGAACTGACGTTACCTCTCCTCTAAAGATTGGTTCTATATCTGCTTTGAATGTTTGATTGCCGATGGAAGATATTCCAACCTCACCAACAAGAGTAGCTGTTATCTCAGGGTAATTAAAAATGTGAGTACCAACACCAACAGAGGTTATATCTACATATTGTTTTGTTCTATAGTAGAACTCTCTATCAGATGATAATCCAACAGAGGAAAGTTTGAAGGAGTCTTTATCAACTACAGTCACATAGTATTCAGTGTCTGCAGAAAGTCCAGATGCGACAGTTCCGTTACAAGTATACTTTACTTTTTCTCCAGAGTTGTAATCGTGATTGGCGATAGTGATAGAATCACTTGCTGTGCTTACTCCAGAAGCGGCAGGAGCAGTCCTTTTCTTAGTCTGATACCCAGAACCACCCGAAGTGACATTTATTGATTCTACTACTGATTTTTTGTTGACTGACTGAAGTGAATGCTTTCCTACACCATGTTCAGTGAGATAGACTGTATTAATTCCAGATATAGCGTCGGCTTGTGTTGGGTGAAGTCTAACGGTAACATTATCAATAGTTGATACAAAATAGGTAGAGTTTGTAACGATACCAGCAATACCACTTTGATCAGATGTACGATATATTACTTGCTCAGCATTTCTGAATTTATGATACGTTGAGAATCCAATTCTAGATTGAGTTGATGCTGTTCCGATTATTACTTTTGCCGAAGCTAAATCAGCAAAGAATTCTGGATTGTGATCAATCAACTTCATGTTGACAAATCCAGTTGCACCTTGACCATTACCACCATCAATTTTTAAGGTGGGTGTTCTCAAGTAATCAAATCCAGGATCTTTAATTCTAACTTCTCTCAAAGATCCAGAAATCGCTAAAAATCCAGTAGCTCCTGTTCCTACTGAATCATTAATGATTAAATTTGGTGGATTGACTACATCAACATTTTCTCCAGGTGCTAAAACTTCAATATCATTAATCTTACCATATCTAATTACATCAGTTGATTTATAATTTAAAATTTCGACACCATTAATTAATATACCAGTTGTTCCTGGTTTGGTTGTTTCGGTTCTTTCAGAGGTTTTTGGTGTAGATACCTTTCTAAGAATTTTCTGTGGTTCTAAAGTTTTTGAATTAAACTCATATGGTTTAATTAAACTTTCAGATATGGTTACTGCAGAGTCAACAGATACAAATTTTGAGTTGAGAATATCATTTCTACTTTTTGCAAATTTTAATGTGGAGGAATTTACTCTCTTTACAAAGTAAAGTCCATCATCAAATAGTGCATCTCCTCTAATTTTTCTGGTGGCGCTATTTCCAGCATCATCAACATAAGTTTCATCGACAAGACCAGCAGAGTAATGAACAGCATCTCCTGTGTAGAATCCATGTTCTACTCCAGGAGAAATTTCAAATTCAGTGCCAACAAAGGTTCCATTAAATTTAAATTCTTTAGGAGATACATTAATTGGTTGTGCATTATAATATGGTAGAGATGGTGAAGACACCAAATAACTGTTATCTATAGAACTCTTATAAACGTTCTCAACATCAGTAGAATATTCATCAATATTAGTAAAAGTATTAGAAGCAGCTTTTCTTCTAATTCTTTGAACTTTGTATGTTAAGTTTAAATCTAATAGTCCTTGACCTTTTATTGTTAATTCCTTTTCTCCAGTAACAGAAGTAACAGTTGTTTCTTTTGTCGTTCCATCAGAAATAATTAAAGACGCAGAATTACCAGGTTTAAAGTAATTTGCTTCATTTAAGGTAAGTCTATAAGTATTGTCAGAGGCATCAATAAGTTCTACTTTTGCAACTTTGTAAATGGATGAAACGTTGTATATCCACTTATTGGCTTTAAAGGTATTATCAGTACATCCAAGAGTTTGTATATTTACAGTTCCTTCTCTTAAAAGTCCTTTAGTATCCTCTGGCACATTCAGAGAATTTAAGACTGAATTTACTCTGACTTTGATTATTTCACTTTGATCTAACTTAGATCTTCCATATGTAAATGTATTAACACCAACTGTCGTGGAATCAAGTATGATTGTGCTGATACCAGTTACACCAAAAAACTGAGTTAATGATTTTGAGGTGTAACTTGCAATTCCAGTGGTTGCATTTGAATATGAAACATACAATTCTCCTGTAGATCCAAATCCAACTGTAGAGTCAACATCAAGAACTGTCGTGCCTGCAGCAACTTGGCCTATAACTTTTGTAGATGGTTCAACTTTGAAATTTCCATATGTAATTCCACCAGCAGATCCGTCTGGTCGATTAAACCCACCATCATATGACAACTTATAAAAGGATTTTCCATATCCAACTTCTATCTTTTCAACACTCGTAATAGGAGCATAAGATTTTTGAAGATTGTCATCAAACTTGTATGCATCTTGATAAAGAGTTGCATTCTCTAAATTTTCAGGATCACCTTCAATTGCCTCAACAACAAGTTGATTTACAATTCTATATCCAGCATTTGATGGAGT